TTAGGCTGTGGCAAGTCGTTTTCCGGCTTTGGTGATTGCTCCTTTAACTGAACCAAGCTTGCGTTTAAGAGGAAGTATTTCTTTCCTCTGTATTCTGTACCATTCACGACAATGAGGGCAGGTAACTTCAGCATTAAATATGTCGCCAAAGCTTTCCGGTCCAAATGGGTAGTCTGGCTCCTGCTCTTTATGAAGCTGAATTACCCACTGGATATGGTTGAAATAACCTTTAGCAGGATCGTTTGATTCAATATCCTCTGGGTGGCATTTTTCAATAATTTCTCCAGAAAGTTTTTTCAAACGTTTAATTTCAGTCGTTAATTCATATTGCTGAATAGCAAGTTTTTCCAGTGATCCACTCATGCTGCACGCTCCTGGCCCTGCTTATCTGATGGTGATAGCGGAGTGTTTTTTAATGCCTGCGTCAATCCAGCGATATCAAGCGCATATCCTGGTTGCAACTTCACCGCCGGGCCTTCGCACTGATTGCCCCATACGTCGAAGCCATGCGACGACTGGCGGGCGAAAAGCTCGATCCTTGGTACATCGCCAAGCAACTGCACCAGTTTTTCGCGAATGAGATCCGGCTTGCGCGAGTTCTCCATCCGCGGTGCCGTGATGTGCTGGCATATCGAGGCATCCATGCGCGCCGGTAGTTTTCCTCGAACGGCAAACAGACAGTCTTCGCTGTTCGCCCGGGTCATGTGGCCCATTCCTATCGCGCTGTTGCCTTTGTGCTTATTCGTTTTGTGCCAGGTGAAGCCCTTCATGGTCATCAGCCTGAATCCCCATGCCTCGACAACCTTCAGCGCTTCGACCGGTTGAGTCGGCACCCACCACATCGCCAGAAGGCAATCGTCGGCGGCCAGATCCCATACTGGCAGGCGGCATATATCCATGACGTTCATTACCGGGTATTTGAACCCGGCCCCGCGGCTTCCGTCGGCAGCTTTGTCACGGTAAACCCAAGGCGGATCTGCGTAGATTAGCGTGTACTTAGTCATAAACCACCCCATTACAACCTGCACTAATTCCAGAATACTCGCCTCGGCGCAGGCCATTTCCCCGCGCAATGCATTGAGTTCGACGTACTGCGATACGGGCGCGCTCAACTTCACCCTGTGCCGCGTCCATACATTCCAGCCAAAGACGGGCGGCAATGCGATACTGCCCACGTTTTTCACGTTCTACTGCGCGGCTCTCTATCTCCATTGCTTCAGCAGTGACCGCCACAACCTTCTCACAGCGGCGAAGCGGCACATAATCATTGCGATAACGCTCCGCTCTTGAAATGCTTTTCATCGTATCCAGCCCTCTCTTGCGATTAGCGCCAGCAGGAACAGCCAGGCGCTGATTGCGGCCAGGCACCAATACCAGCCTGACCATTTATCGAAGTGCCGCGTGAGCGCAGTCATGCGGCGCTACTCACCGGGCGATATTTTCGAAGTTCAACCGGGGGCTTCTTTCCTTGAAATTCATCAGGGCTATTTGCCTTGCGCTCATCCAGCCACTTCTCTACCTCTTCCTGAGTCCACGCGCAGCGCTTATCGGTGATATACCAGCGCTTAGGAAATTCACCTGCCTGCTCAAGCCGATCGATTGTGCTCCATGACAATGGCACCACCGCCAGCAATTTCTTTTTGTCGAATGCACCTTTCATAAATTCCTCACTTGGTTGCATGTGCGGCGCTTCTCGCGCCGCGGTGGTGATCGTTAAACCGGGATTTCGTTCAACTCATCGCGACGGATGGTGTAAACGTCGGTGGCCTTCGCCAGGCGCTCATCGTCGTTTGCCAGTTTTTTGGCAACGTACGTGTAGGCCTTGTCCAGATCCTTAACGGTGTTGTAGGTCATGGCTGCATCGGTGAACGCTGACAGGATTTCATCGGGTTCCCGTTCGTCGGTATTCTTGCTGCGCTCTTCCTGCTGCTCAGGTTTGGAGTTAATCAGGTTGTTAATCCCTGCGGCAGTGCCTGCTGGTGGAGTGATGTCACGCTCAGCGCGTGGAGCTGTTTCCTGTAGTTCATCAGGCGTGTAAACACCAAGAATTGCCCCAGGGGTATGAGCTCTGGCCCAGTTTTTTACTTGAAGGTATCCGATCTGTTGTTTTGGGTTTGTTTTCCATAGAGGAGAATTTTTTGTTGTTATGCTGGATATGCACAGCCATTCATTCCAGGTTATATCCTGTTCACCACGAATTATTGCTCCTACGCGACACTCAAGTGCTGCTCCTTCGCCTTTGTATTCGTAGTGAAATCTCCCTTTGATTGCGCCAGATTGCTGGACAACAGCGTTAACAAGTTGAGCCTCGTAACCAAGTTGTCCATTTACCACATGCGTTTTCTGCGCCACGGCGAACGGGTTCATGCCCCACTGTGCAGCCTGCATGGTAACGGCCAAACAATCGGCAGGCTTCCCGGCAAGGTGCGCCGGAACAGTGGCTTTGCTTTGCGCCATCAAGTCGGCGAAACGCACCAGTTGATTCATACCTTCCTGGCTGAAAATTGCGGCAGCGGTTCCGACAGTAGCGCCAGGCTGTGAGGTGATTGCGATGTCGTTGCTCATATGTACATATCCTGTTTGCGTGCCCACGCAGGGCGTTTAATTATCTCCACGCCGCCCCAGTCGTTATTAACTCGGCATTCGTGATAGGTATTCAGATCCCGGCGGAACAATGAGTGCCCGGTGTTAACGTCTTCTTCGTCGAGTTGGAACACGCGCACCGGGTAGCGACCGCAGTCGATTGTTTCGCTGACAGCCAGGAAGAAGAATCCGTGTGGTTCCCCGGTGGTGCGCAGCGCACCTTCTCTATAAAACGCGTCCTGAACGTGGTAGCGGAACTCTTCAATGTGTCTGGCGAACCGTTCCATGTCGGCTACCTTTTTCACGTCGACGATCACGTTGTGATCGTTCAGCCACTTGTCTGGGCGGATGCGACACAATTCGCCAGTGGCCTCGCCGTTCCAGTACATCGACGCTTCGCAGTGGCCTGGAGCTTCAAGCATCCAGCGTGCCGCTGGGTGAGCCAGGGCACTTTCACGCATCAACTTCAGGCGGCGGCCTTCGTCAGCAGTCATCACCGTCATGCCTAGATCCGCGACGCTTTCGAGGAATGATTTCTCAGCGGCCTTTCCGTCATTGGTACGGCGGTTGAACTCTGGCGCTACGATGAAACGTTTATCGAACTCGCCAGGCTCAAGCAGCAGGCAGTGCAGCGCTGTTCCCATGTCCAGCGCGGATTTTTTCTCTTCGTCCTCTGGCGCTGCTTTCACCCACTGGAGCAGCGAAGGGTTTTTGGCGACCATATCGAGCTGAGACTTACTCACGCCGTCCCCGGCGTGGTAGTCAGCATTGCTGATGTCGAAGTAGATGCCAGGTGTCATTGACCCTCCCGAGCTTTCAGCATTGCATCGGCCACCAGGTATGCATCTATTGCCACTACCTGTGCGTTCTTTTCATTGATGAGGTCCCACATGCCAGGGTTAGACAGCATCCCTTGCATAGCCTTTGCTGCGAAGTAGTCGCGAATGAGCAATCCTTCGGTTCTGACGTTCTCGTTAGTCCAGTTCGCTTCAGTAGTTGGATGGACAGTCAAAATATCTTGATTACTCATGCTGCCCTCGCACTGTCTACCTGGTCAGCCACGTCCAGTTTCGCCACGACGCTGGTCAGTTCGCTGATGAAACTGGCGAATAGATCTTCGTACTCGACGCTCTCCTTCGCTGCTTCCAGAATTTCAGGACGAACACCGGTACGAATCAGGGCGCGCTCGAATGCTGGGTCCATTTCAATACCGCTCACCGCGTCGATCAGTTCGACGTGGCGGTCGTACACCTGCGATGACAACTTAAAATCTGACTCGAACAACGCGACGATTTTTTTCAGGTTGTTGAATTGCTGAATGTGCATAGTCACCTCAGTACTTGATCATGGTGTTGCTGACTTTTCCGCTGGCGATAGCTTTCAGAGCTTCGGTGGCAAACTCTTCTGGCAATCCGGCAGAAACCAGATCTGCAATTACCTGTCTATTGATTGCACGACGGTGCTCAATGTCAGCTGCGCGGCGCGCTTCTTCATCAGCGATTCGCTTCTGCTCTGCAAGGCGTGCTTCTTCTGCCTGTTTAGCCTTCATGCGTTCTGCTTCGATCGCATCCTGCTTATCCTTTTCAGCTTTCTCCGCTGCCGCTTTCGCATCGGCTTCAGCTTTTGCGATTGCGTTAAGGCGATCCTGCTCTGCACGTTCTGCTGCCTGTTTCGCCAGTAACTCGGCCTGCGCCTTCGCAGCAATAGCATCAGCTTCTCGCTTTTGCGCTGCGGCCAGTTCTGCCGCTGCCTTCCGTTCTGCGTCGCGTTTTGCCTGCTCAGTTGCCTGGCGCTTAAGCTCTTCTTCGTGAGCAATGCGCTGGCGATCTGCTTCTGCTTTTTTCTCAGCGACTTCGCGGTCGTGATTGGCGTTCATCAGCAGTGCCATTTCGTGGTCGGCTTCGACTTTTGCCGCCAACTCTTCGGCCTTCTTCTTCGCCTCTTCCTCAGCTTTGATGCGTTCCTGCTCTTCTTCCCATTCTGTGAGAGGGCGACGGACTTCATCACGAAGGTTGTCGCATTCAGTCACGAAGCGGCGAAGCTCGGCCTCAACCACTTTCGGCTGTTCCTTGAGGCGCTTCAGGTAATCACGACCTGGCTTTTCGACAGCAGTTTTACTGCGTGAAACCTGGGCAGCCAGTGAAGCAACGCGCGCCCGGCCTTTCGCTGTGCTCAGGTCAGGAACTTCTTTTACGGCTTCACGGATTTGCTCAAGAAAGGATTCCAGTCCGTTTTCAACATAAAGAGTTGGTGCCAGATCTGGTGCGATTTCGATAATTGCTAAATCAGTCACTTTGTTACCCCCATATCCATTTCTGTTTTCACCGCCAGCTTGCTGACGAATGCCCACTCGATTGCTTCACCAAGCGTCGGGAACTTCCAGCTCATGAGCCCGCACGCCGTAACGCAGTACCAACCATTGATGATCTTCCACTGCATGATTCTTTACCTCGGCTTGTTACCGTTGAGGTAATAATTATCCGTATGTGGGTTGATGTCAATAGATATGATGATAAAAAATTACCCATTGGGTAATGATTTGGGCGATAAAAAAGCCGCTCAATGGCGGCTTATGTCTGAGAATTCAGTATGTTATAGCTGGTTGTTTGCGTGCTGAGTAATCACAAAATCAATGAAACTTTCAATCTTACTTTTCTCGCTTTCAGGTAACGATGCGTACTTCGTTCTGTCGTATCTGATTCCTGCGGGGTCTTTCGGATGGATGAGCAACTCATAACCGCGGCGACCGAACGGGGCAGCGATGGCTTCCAGGGTGGCAAGGGTGATGCTGGCTTCATTGTTGAGCATTCTGTTCAGCGTTGACTGCGCCACACCTGATGCCCGTGATAGCTTACCCTGGGTAGACAGGTCGCGACTTTCACGCATCCAGCGCGCCAGGTTCTCAGCTGCCAGCAATCCGATATCACTCGGGCCAACCGGCTGGAATTCCGATACAGAAACAAGTTCATGATCTGTGTCGAGCCAGTTTGTCGGCTTGTTGGCTGCCATATCAATTTTACGTGCAGACTGGTCGCCGATGATTTTAGTGCCACGAGCCCAGCGGTTTACCAGATTAGGCTGAGTATCCAGGCGCTCCGCCAGGCGCGTTTGCACACCGTTAAAATCGCGTTCGATTAAATCGATGAGGTTCTTGCGGCGAATATCGTGGATACTTTTCATGCTCTGGTGATTAGTCTCGTAAGTGAATCATTTATGAGCCAATTAAAATCGATATTACCCCACAGGTAAATGCACCGTACAGGTAACGAACCTTGCTTTTTGTTACCTTATGGGTGAATATTGGTTATCTGAAATTAATATCAGGCAATAGAAATGAGTGACAACATCCCATTCGATTTCAAAAAACACTGGCTCCAGCTCACGCCTGACGAAAGGAAAGCGTTTGCAGATGAGGCAGAAACCACCGCTCACTACATCCAGACGCACTTGACCGGGAAGCGTAAAATGCCTGGTAAGGCATTGATGAATGGGCTTTTTAAAGCATGCAAATCCCGTGGCTGGGTAAGAACAAAACCAGAGCTCGCCGTATTCTTCTACTCCTGAACACCCTCTGAACCACCTCAGTGCCGCCGTCAGGCGGCCTAATCACTTCTATTAACACCTCTCAGGTAATAAATATCCGTATACGGTTGATCTTTTTTTGCTCCTGATTGAAAATCACCGTAACCGCAATCCAAAGAGGTTACGAAGATGGAGATTATTACGCGCAATGATGCCGCTAAAAGCGGGTTGAAGCGCTACTACACTGGCAAGGTCTGCAAACACGGACATCAAAGCGAACGCTGGACATATAACGGACACTGCGTCGAATGCACGATGGAAACAAACCGCCGTCGGCAGGCAGAAATCAAAGCTCTGATGAAAGCAGCGGGAGAAGCAGCATGATCCCAGCCGCGTACTACAACGAAATTGACCCGTTTGCAGCTCAGTGGCTGCGTAACCTAATCGCCGGCGGACACATAGCGCCCGGTGAAGTTGACGAAAGGAGCATTGAAGATGTCACACCTGACGACCTGCGAGAATTCACTCAGCACCACTTTTTTGCCGGGATCGGTGTCTGGTCTCACTCCCTCCGCCTCGCCGGATGGCCTGACGATAAACCAGTATGGACAGGCTCCCCCCCGTGCCAGCCTTTCAGCGCGGCAGGTAAAGGAGATGGGTTTGATGACGAGCGGCACTTATGGCCAGCCTTCTTCCACCTCATCAGCGAGTGCGGACCTCAGCATGTCTTTGGCGAACAGGTTGCAGCTGGTAACGCAAACCCATGGTTCGACCTTGTACAAGCTGACCTGGAAGGATTGGGATACGCCTTCGGGCTTGTGCCGTTTGCGGCAGCGGGCGTCGGTGCGCCGCACATCAGAGAGCGGGCCTACTGGGTGGCCCACGCCAGTGGCGAACACAAACCCGCAGCCGGAAACGAAGCGCGGCCTGCAACATGTCTCCGGAGCGGCGCGGTTAACGGGATGGCAAACACCAATGGCGAACGATTCAACCGGTTCGACTCATTGCTACAGCGGGAGAAATCAGGACGGGTCACCGAAAGTCTGCCTGAAACTACCGGGCACAGCACTACTAGCCGGATGGGTAACGCCAACGACTCGCGACTGGAAGGACACATCTGGCATGACAGCGCAGCGGGATGGAAAGGAGCGACTGGATCAGTTGCCGAGACAGGCATACACAGCGGGCCCCTTGAGGTTAACGGTTTTTGGCGAGATGCGGACTGGCTCTTTTGTCGAGATGGGCAATGGCGTCCAGTTGAATCCGGCACATTCCCGTTGGTTGCAAGGTTTGCCAAAAGCCTGGGACACGGAAAGTCCTCATTACGAGCACTGGCAGGCCGCAACCGAACAGGCCGCCTTAAGGGTTACGGTAACGCCATAAACGCACAGGCTGAGGCTGAATTCATCCGGGCTTATATGGGGGTGAACTATGGCAAGTAGTTGGATTAAGGTTGAAGTAATCACCCCTGACAAGCCCGAGATTTTCCAGATAGCAGAACTGTTGAATATTGACCCGGATGCTGTTCTTGGAAAGTTGGTTCGCATATGGGCATGGGCCGATCAACAAACGATAGACGGTAACGCTGGCAGCGTTACAAAGGGAGTGTTCGACAGGATCGCTTTTATTACAGGATTCGCCGACGCACTGATCTCTGTAGGCTGGCTTGCCTATCAGGAAGGAAAGCTCATCCTGCCTAACTTTGAGCGGCATAACGGAGAATCATCGAAAAAACGAGCACTTACAAACAGAAGGGTGGCAGAACTTAGAAAGCGTGAAACGCAAAAGGTAACGCAACCAGCGTTACAAAAAACGTTACCAGAGGAAGAGGAAGAGGAAGAATATAAACCCCATATAAACCCCACTCATAACGCGCGCGCGAAAAACTCTGTGGATAACTTTTTGATGCATTCAGACTGGAGGCCAGATCCAGACTTTGCAGAGCAGTCGAAAGAATGGGGTACGCCGGTTGAGCGAGGTGTCAGGAAAACAGAGTTGGCGTCATTCATCGACTTCTGGAAATGCGAAGAGGTGTCGCTTAATCAATACCAGTGGCAGCAGAAGCTGGCGCGGCACATCATCATGGTTCGAAGCGACGGCGCATAGGCAATAGTCGTTAACAGGCAGCGCAGCAGCGCATTTTTTTACGCCTGAATTGTTACCTGTCAGGTAAAAATAAATGCGCATAACTATTGATATTAATCCGTAAGTGGATTTTAATTACCCAAGAGGTAAGGCGATGCAGAAGAGACTACAGGCGCTTGGCCGACTGAAGACCGGGCAGATGAACCAGACCGAGGCGGCCTACTGCCAGATGTTGGAACTGCGTAAGCGTGCAGGGGAAGTTGCCTGGTACCGGTTTGAAGGCATCAAGCTGCGGCTGGCGGATAACACGTTCTACACGCCTGACTTTGCAGTGATGCTCGCCAGCGGTGAGATGGAACTGCACGAGGCGAAGGGCATGTGGACTGATGATGCCAGGGTGAAAACCAAAGTGGCAGCCGATCAGTATCCGTTCCGCATCATCGCAGTAACGCCGAAGCCAAAGAAAGCGGGTGGAGGCTGGAAGGTCGAAGAGTTCTGAAACGACGATCCTTTTTGTTATCAGCGTAATCAATAACTTATACGGGTAATTGGGGGTAAAGATGGAATGGAACAATGAACAACTGATTGAAACTGCTCGGGTTGTGGCGAAGTACGAGAACGAGAAGGCGGCTCAACTGCTGAATGAACTGGCTACTCGGTTTGATTGTTCGCTGGTTGCAACCCGGACTGCATGTGCTGAACGCGATGCGCTGGCGGCGGAGAATGCGGGGCTGAAGTCTCTTATTGAGCAGCGCGCCGATTCCGCAGAGCAGCAAGTAATCGTACTTCCAGAGCCGTTTTACCCTGACGGCGATATTGATTGCCCGCTGGTAGTGAACCTTCCTGATATTCAGGATGCCTGTTCCGCTGCTGGCATCACCCTACAGATTCAGGGAGGTGAGTGATGTCTCAGGTCGCGAATCGTAAAGGGATGATGATAGAACTGCCGGAGCAAACCACCATTCTTCCGAGGGTGGGTCTGCCTGATGATCGTTATTCAAAACCGAAGAACAAAATCACCAAAGCGCAGCGCGCTGAATTGCGTATGAAATTTGGTGGTCGCTGCGCTTATTGCGGTTGTAAGTTGCCAGAAAAAGGCTGGCACGCCGATCACGTTGAACCGGTTCGTCGGGATTTTGAGTTCGTTCGGGCTCCGGCCGGTAGCGGCTCGTCCGTCGTCGCGCGCAGCACTGGTAAGGTAATGCATCCGGAGCTGCACGCCATCGATAATCTGTTTCCATCCTGCGCGCCGTGCAATCTGTTCAAGGCTGCATTCAGTGTGGAAATGATGCGGAAAGAAATCTCTAAGCAGGCCGAGCGAGCCAGAGCATACAGTGTGAACTTCCGTACCGCTGAGCGGTTCGGCATTGTGGAGGTTATCGAAAAGCCTGTGGTTTTCTGGTTTGAGCAATATCAGGGAGGTGAGTGATGAAAATGGGAGAGCATATGCAGCCAGTGGTTGCGCTTGTGAATGAATTAACAGGCAACGACATGGAGGAATCCCTAAAGCGTCTGGCAATGGTTACTGCTGAATACATGATTACTGCTGACTCAACCGACATGAGCGTCGATGTCGGCGTAATTAACATTAATGTCAATATTGAAGTTAGGGGTTAGGCCATGACCACTATCACCAAAGAATGGTTACAGCAGAAAATCGCACACATGAAGCGCCGTGATGAAGAAACCTTTGGCGTTGATATGGAACATCAGATGACACTGGAATCACTACAGTTGGCGCTGGCCGGAATGGAGCAGGAGCCTAAGTATAACGCTGCTGTCGAAACGCTCGAGCGCCATGGTTTCACCTGGTGTGGTGGCGAGCAATGGAAACCACCGCTGGGCCTTCCACCTGCATTCATCAGCAACGACCGAGCAGAGCTTCAGGAATACCGAAAAGCGGCACCCATCGAGATAAACGACGAGATGGCGCTGGCATTCATCCGTGCTCTAACAGATGGAGAGGTGAGCGCAGAAGCGATGGAAGATGAGTTTGAGGACATCAAAACTGGTCTGCGTGCTGCGTTTGCCAATGTTTCCGCCCCGCAGTTGTCCGGTAATTCCGAACAAGTAGGCTACGCAGGAAAGGAGCCTACAGAATGACTATTGACGAATTGAAACAGCAACTACCGCGCCGCGAGCTTCTTGAAGACTGGACTGATGGGCTGGGTGGATTTACCGGCGCTAATTATGAAGAGCTGGCCGTCATGTCTAAATTCATTTTGGCGGTTATTGATGCACACGCGCAGTTGGAAGGTTACTGTGTTATGCCTAAAAAGCTCACCGCTGAAAATGGCGCTAAGGGTGCCTTATCCGGAGAGTTCCAGGTTACACATCGTATCCTCTGCCAGTCGTGCGGCGGTGTAGGTTGTGAGGACTGCAACGAGGAAGGCGGCTGGGATGGTGAAATTACTATTGGGTGGGACACCATCAAGCAGATTCATGAATCTGCTGTAGAAGCTTGCGCACTGCCATCAGCACCGCAGCAGGGGAAGAGCAATGACTAAATCAGCAGCAGAGCGCAAAGCAGCGCAGCGCGCCCGGCAAACCGCCGCCGGTGAACGCAAACTGGAACTGTATCTCGACGAACAGGAAGTGGATATGCTGGCGCGAAATTGCGCCGCCCGTCGCCCTGGGCGCGCGCCGTACGAGATGAGCGAATACATCGCGATGCTGATCCGCCAGGATGATGCTCGCGTTCGTGGTCGTATCAAATCAATCGGCGCGAACCGCTGCGGGAAATGCGGCGATATGCTGCCGGTTGAGTTGTGTCCGTTCGATGGTGATTCGTCGTGCTGGGTTACAATGGGTTGGCATAACGTAAAACTGGAGGTGTGAAGTGACCAAAGAGGAATTCACAAACAAGCTACGTCATCTTTCGGAGGAGACAGAGAGGCACGCCGGGTTTACTCACGTCGACGCAGATGAGCTAATCATCCAGTGGCTGCGAGAAACTGGATGCGAAGAAGCAGCTGATATTTTCGATAGCATGGAGAAGTGGTACGGGTGATGTGACATGTCACGATGAATATAAATAACAGCAACGGCCGCCGACTATGGCGGCTTTGTTTTGCATGATAGTATTACCACAACGGTAATTAATTACTTTGGTGGTAACAATGCCAGCGGAACCAAAACCACACAAACGCAAATCAACGCAATTTAAGCCGCTTACAGCGATGCAGGAGGCTTACTGCCAGTCATACATCAAGAGCCCTGAAAATCAGTCTCAGGCGGCGATAGACGCAGGATTTTCTCCTAATACGGCGGCGGTCAAAGCCAGCGTCATGATGCGCGATGAGCGAATCCAGAAACGGATTGCTGAACTCATGGAGGAGCGCAACAAGCGCACCCGCGTCAGCGCTGATTATGTTCTGCTTCGCCTGGTGGAAATCGACCAGATGGATGTGATCGACATTCTGAACGATGACATGAGTATTAAACCGGTTTCGGAGTGGCCGAGGGTCTGGCGCCAGTATCTTACCGGATTCGAGTTGGCAGACATGTTTGAGGGGCGCGGCGATGAGAAAGAACTGGTCGGCATCCTCAAAAAGATAAAATGGCCCGACAAGGTGAAGAATCTGGAGCTCATCGGCAAGCACGTCGATGTTATGGCGTTCAAAGAACGCCTCGAGGTTTCCGGCACCGTCACCATTGCAGACCGCATGGCATCCGCGCGCCGCCGCATCAGAGAGGCTGGTGAGAAATGACCGAATCACCGTCGCCAGAAGAGCAACTCATCGAGGACATTGCCGGGTTTACACATGACCCGCTTGGCTATGCACTGTATGCATTCCCTTGGGGTGAGGATGGCACCGAGCTGTCACACGCTACTGGGCCGCGTAAGTGGCAGGCAGACGCATTCCGCGAGATACGAGATCACCTCCAGAATCCCGCAACACGTTACCAGCCGCTGATGATTGCCCGCGCATCCGGACACGGCATCGGGAAATCGGCATTCATCTCGATGCTGATTAACTGGGGCATGTCCACCTGCGAGGACTGCAAGGTGGTGGTGACCGCCAACACCGATAACCAGCTTCGCACCAAGACATGGCCGGAAATCATCAAATGGTCGAACCTGGCTATCACAAAAGAGTGGTTCACCTGCACCGCCACAGCGATGTACAGCAACGATGCCGGGCATGATAAGCGCTGGCGTGCTGACGCTATCCCATGGTCTGAGCACAATACCGAGGCATTCGCCGGGCTGCACAACGAGCGCAAGCGGATCATTGTGGTATTCGATGAAGCATCCAACATTGCCGATCTGGTGTGGGAGGTTGCCGAGGGCGCTCTGACGGACGAGGACACCGAGATTATTTGGGTGGCGTTCGGTAACCCGACGCGAAACACCGGACGTTTCCGCGAGTGCTTCCGCAAATACAAGCATCGGTGGAAGACGGCGCAGATTGATTCCCGCACCGTAGAGGGCACGAACAAAGAGCAGTTGCAGAAGTGGGTTGACGATTACGGCGAGGATTCTGACTTCGTGAAGGTTCGCGTGCGTGGGATCTTCCCTGATGCATCAGAGCTGCAGTTTATCCCGACCGGGCTCACTGATGCTGCGATGAAGCGCGTCGTTACCGCTGCGCAGGTGGCTCATGCGCCGGTGATTATCGGCGTTGATCCGGCATACTCCGGTGCTGATGACGCGGTGATATACCTGCGCCAGGGGCTGCATAGCAAAAAGCTCTGGTCTGGCTCGAAGACAACCGACGACCTGATTATGGCGAAGCGCATCGCCGACTTCGAGGACGAGTACAAGGCCGACGCAGTGTTCATCGACTTCGGCTACGGAACCGGGCTGAAATCTGTCAGTGATGGCTGGGGGCGTTCATGGCAACTTGTTCCGTTCGGTGGCGCATCAACAGATCCGCAAATGCTTAACAAGCGCGGCGAGATGTTCAACAGTTGCAAGTCATGGCTGAAGCTCGGCGGTATGCTTGACAATCAGCAGACTGCCGATGACCTGTCGGCGGCAGAGTACAAAGTCAGGGTGGATGGCAAGATTGTGATGGAGCCGAAAGAAGACATTAAAGATCGTCTCGGGCGTTCGCCTGGTGACGGTGACGCGCTACTGCTGACCTTCGCGTTTCCGGTAGCGAAGAAGATGAATCTGCCGGGTCAGCAGCAAGGGAAAGCCATAACAGATTATGACCCCTTTGCATGATGCACAAAAAAAGCCAGCGCATCGGCTGGCTCATGACATCATCAGTGCGCGGTAGCTGGTGCTGATACCCAGCATGTGGCAGGTTGACAACAGCCACCTTCTTTCCCCGTCTCGTTAGCCCGAGAATTTACCGCGCTATTCAGAATAACAATGTTGAGTTCATAAACCAATACAGATGAGCAGGATGATTGTGACGTGTCACGGTGTTACTTAATGGCATCGAATCCAGCGTTGATTGCTTCCGCAATATTGGTGGCATTGGTTTTATCGAATAGCCCATTCTGAATAATCGCCGCATGCAGGCATTGTAATTTCATGTTGTATAAGTGTTCACTGCGGTAATCGGCATCTGATTTTGATAGTCCATTCTCTAATGTTTCATGGAGTCCGCCGCCCATATTGTACCACTGCCAGCACTTACCGAACTCACGATTCAGATCTCCATCATTCAGACCATCAATCACTGACAGGTCAGATACCGCATCTTCATGCTCAGGCTGATATCCTTCGCCGATAGCTTGTTTTAGGTATTCTGTCATCTCGCCGCGTGGCGGGTTAAGTTCTTCAATCTCTTTCATAATTTTCACCTTAAAAAAATGCCCACCGAAGTGGGCGAGCTGGAAGCATGGGAGTCTGCCTTCCTTGGCATTACGGGTTTACAACGGAAAGCCATCGCAATGACGTTCTGGTGTAAAAAGGGCGGTGCCAGCGACTTCGGGATGGTTGTTTCTGACACCGCCAAGTTAAAGCTATCGTTACAGGTACTACGGGTATAACGGTCCTGAGGCGTGATTTGATTTGTGGCGGTGGTGCCTCCACCTGTCAGCCCGGCTACGGCTGACGACGTTAAACTATTAGATAACTTTTCATTTCAAGCGTGGAATGAAATGCCTCGTCACGTGCGCACAGCCGCATTGCCACAATGAAGAAAGCACAGGTTTTCATGTAAGAATCCGCTGCAACCGCCAAGAAGCTCAGATTCATTCTCCACCGCTCCATGACCAATGCTCTCATCATTGCATCCTCGTCTCTTCCGAGGTGTCACACCGTATCGCCACGATGGTGAATCGCCCTAAGGCCGTTAGCGAGCCAGGCTTGCACATTCCGGCTACCCGGCTAGGAAAGGGAACCCTACAAGGAACCCGCCGGACCGCTATCGCTGCATGTGCCATACAACGGTTGTTATTCACAACTGAGAGCACACTCCACCATTTGGATTTAACGGCTTACCGTATGGGGATAGTCAGGAATGCACTCTCATGTTGTGAGCCGATAACCTGAATTATTCGGCTCATCTGGTGAGTTGAATGTCACATAGCAACATCCTTCACCAAATCAATCATGCAATGATTAATTACCTTTAAGGTAATAATTGCTCGATAAAATGTCAATGCACTACGTAAAATAATCCTTATGTGGTTAAATTGGTAATAATTTAATTGCGTGCGGAGTTACGTTTATGTGCATGGGTGGCTCACCTTCAGTACCAGCGGCACCAGAAGTTCAGGCCGCACCACAGGAACAGGATCAGGCCGTTGTGTCAGCGCGTGACGATGAAGAACGTCGACGCCGTGCTGCTGCCGGGCAGAAGTCCACGATGCTGACCGGTGCGCAAGGCGATACCTCGACCGCAAATACCAGCGGTAAAACGCTGCTCGGACAGTAACGGAGTCCTGCGAAATGGCGACGGAAACCGTAAAAGAGCAACTGATTAAGCAGCTTGCGCAAATGGAGAATGAGCGTACTTCGTTCGAATCTCACTGGCGAGAGCTGAGTGATTACATCATTCCGCGTGGTTCCCGTTTCCTGGTCACTGACGTAAACCGTGATCGCCGCAATACCAGAATCATTGACCCTACCGCGACCCTGGCAGAGCGCGTGCTTTCCAGTGGCATGATGTCAGGCATCACCAGTCCGGCCCGTCCGTGGTTCAAGCTGGCAACACCTGATCCCGACATGATGGATTACGGCCCGGTTAAGCAGTGGTGCGAAACCGTTCAGCGATACATGAACGAAATGTTCAACCGCTCGAACCTGTATCAGTCTTTGCCGCTGCTGTATTCCTCACTCGGAACGTACAGCTCTGGTGCAATGGCTGTACTGGAAGACGACACCGATATCATCCGTACGCAGATGTTCCCGATTGGCAGCTACTACCTGTCGAACTCTGCTCGCGGCAGCGTCGATACCTGCTTCCGTAAGTTCTCGATGACCGTTCGCCAGATGGTGATGGAATTCGGCCTTGATAAGGTCAGCACTTCCGTTAAAAGCATGTGGGAAAACGGAACATACGAGAAGTGGATCGAGGTGATTCATTCCGTATACCCGAACACCGACCGCGACACTGGCAAGCTGGACAGCAAGAACAAGCCGTACAAGTCGGTTTACTTTGAGGTTGGCGGCGACAACGAAAAGCTGCTGCGCGAGTCCGGCTACGACGAATTCCCGATCATGGCTCCGCGCTGGGAAGTTAACGGCGAGGACGTTTACGGCTCATCTTGCCCAGGCATGATTGCACTGGGCCCGGTGAAGGCGCTTCAGCTTGAGCAGAAACGCAAGAGCCAGCTGATCGACAAGGCCACCAATCCACCAATGATCGGTCCGTCGTCACTGAAGAATCAGCGCGTCTCCCTGCTGCCTGGCGACATCACCTACATCGACCAGGTGGGTAATCAGGACGGATTCAAACCTGCTTACCTCGTAAACCCGAACACCGCCGACCTGCTGGCTGACATTCAGGACACACGCCAGGTCATCAAAAACGCCTACTTCGTCGACCTCTTCATGATGTTGCAGAACATCAATACCCGCTCAATGCCTGTTGAAGCGGTGATCGAGATGAAGGAAGAGAAGCTCCTGATGCTTGGCCCGGTGCTCGAGCGCCTCAATGACGAGTGCCTTAACCCGCTTATCGACCGCGCATTCTCCATCATGGCACGCAAGAACATGCTGCCGCCACCGCCTGAGGTCATGCAGGGCATGCCGCTGAAAGTCGAGTACATCTCGGTGATGGCGCAGGCACAGAAATCAATCGGAATTTCCAGCCTTTCTCAGACCGTTGCATTCATTGGTCAGCTGGCGACCGTCAAACCGGAAGCACTCGACAAGCTCAATGCCGACGAAGCGATCGACGCATTCGCGGAAATGTCCGGCGTATCGCCGAGCGTTATCACCTCGCAGGAAGAGGTTGAGCAGTTGCGTAAAGCTCGCGCCGAACAGGCTCAGATGCAGCAACAGATGCAGATGGGGATGGCAGCGGCTCAGGGGGCCAAGACTCTCAGCGAAACGCAGACGTCGGACCCTAGCGCGTTGACTGCCATTTCAAACGCAGCGGCTAACGCCACTGGCGCGGGGGCTCGTCAGTGATGGTGAGCGATCTGCTTGATGAAGAGAACGCCGAAGAAAGAAAAGCCCGTGAAGTGGCCAATGAGATTCTTCGTAAGCGCGACATTGAAGACATTCAACGCGTCATGGGATCTGAACAGGGCCGTCGGGTGTTGTGGTCTCTGCTGGAAAAGGGAAGTGTTTTTGGCCCTTGCTTCACCAATGACCCGTATGTGACTGCATTCAACGAAGGGCAGCGCAATCTGGCGCTGATGCTATTTCAGCGCGTAATGGCGCACTGCCCGGATCAGTATCTGAAGATGGCCGCAGAGGCCGGTGAGGACAATTTATGACACAGGTACAAACTCAGCGCGTCGTGCGTCTCGATGGCTCAAATCAGGTAGTTGAGGTTCCGGATCCTTCTCCAGCAGTAATTGGCGCTCCGACCACAACCGATTACGGCGGTGTAAAGCTTGGAGCGACTATCGCGGCACCGGCTGCAATGACGGCTACCGCAGACACCAACTCTTCAGCATCAGACGTTGCTGGTCTTGTTACTGACCACAATGACCTGGTAGCCAAATACAACGCGCTGCTGACAGATGCAACCGCACTACGTACCACTCTTGCCGCTGTTCTGGCCCAGTTGAAAGCCAAAACGATCCCGGTTTAAGGAGATAACCAATGAATTTATTTGAACGTCTGCTGCATTGTCGCCTCTGCAATGAGCAACCCGCTGATGGTGGTGCTGCCCCGGCATCATCTGAACCTGCAGCTGCAAGTTCAGCACCAGCCGGAGAAGCAGTTCCCGCTGGTGGTGAGCCGCAGCCCGGAGCAGAAGGTGGAGGTCAGCCAGGCGAGCAGAAGCAAGAAGGTGAAAACAAAGACGGCGACAAAAATGCTGGCGAAGAAGGAAAGGACGGCAAGAAGGACGATAAGCCAGAAGGCGCGCCAGATAAATACGATTTCAAGACCGCAGAGGGCGTGGAGCTTGATACCGCGGCGCTGGCCGACTTCGAGCCTGTGGCCCGTGAGTTGAACCTGTCAAACGAGCAGGCGCAGAAACTGGTAGACGCATACCCGAAAATTCTGGCCGGTGTGCAGCAGCGCCAGACCGAAGCCTGGCAGAAGCAGACCGAAGACTGGGCCGCAGAAGTCAAAGCCGACAAAGAGATCGGCGGCGACAAACTGACCTCAAATCTGAGCCTTGCCCAGCGTGCTCTGGACACGTTCGGACCTCCAGGTCTGAAGGACTATCTCAGCTCTACCGGTCTGGGAAATCACCCTGATCTCGTTCGAGCTTTTGTAAAAATCGGCGCGACCATGACTGAAGACAACATGGTCACCGGAAAAGAAACCGGCCAGCGTAGCGCTGCCGAAGTGCTGTATGGCAAATAAGAGAGGAAACAACCATGGCTGTTAAAGGCTTAACTGCGCTGACGCTGGCAGACTGGGGTAAGCGCGTAGACCCAAATGGGAAGATCGATAAAATCATCGAGCTTCTGTCTCAAACTAACCCGATCCTGGAAGACATGCTGATTGTTGAAGGCAACCTTCCAACCGGCCACCGAACCACTGTTCGTTCAGGTCTGCCATCAGCAACCTGGCGCTTGCTTAACTATGGTGTTCAGCCGAGCAAATCAACCACCGTTCAGGTTACCGACTCCATCGGTATGTTGGAAGCCTATGCAGAAGTAGATAAGTCATTGGCTGATCTGAACGGTAATACCTCAGAATTTCGTCTGTCGGAAGACCGTGCGTTCCTGGAAGCGATGAACCAGCAGATGGAAACCACGCTTTTCTACGGCGATACGAGCATTAACCCTCAGCAGTTCATGGGTCTGTCTTCTCGTTATTCCAGCAAATCTGCCGGGAATGGCCAGAACATTATCGACGCAGGCGGTACCGGCACCGATAACACCTCTATCTGGCTGGTTGTGTGGGGTGAAAATACCGTACATGGCACCTTCCCTAAAGGTCAGAAAGCCGGTCTCCAGATGGTAGATAAAGGCCAACAGACGTTGCGTGACGCCAACAACAACCCATACGAAGGTTACCGCACCCACTACAAGTGGGATAACGGCCTGACTCTTCGTGACTGGCGCTACGTTGTGCGCATCGCAAATATCGATGTGAGCGATTTGTCTGTACCTGCGAGTGCGGCAAATATCGTTACCCAGATGGTTAAAGCACTGCACCGCGTGCCTAACCTGAAAATGGGGCGCGCGGCTTTCTACATGAACCGTACCGTAGGCCAGGCATTGGACCTGCAATCTCTGGACAAGGCTTCTCTGGCGCTTAGCGTCAAAGAGACTGAGGGGGACTGGTGGACTGCATTCCGTGGCATCCCTATCCGTGAAACTGATGCGATTCTGGAAACCGAAGCGCGCGTTGTTTAACGCCTGTTATTAATCAGTGGGCCTTAACTGGCCCATGAATGGAGAAAGAAAATGATCCTCGACAAACTGTTGATGTTCTCCGAGAAGCAGGCGGTAACTGCTTCCGCAGCTTCTACGGATGTGATTGACCTCGGCCCGATTGACGGCACCCGCCGTGACATCGGCGTTGGCTACCCACTGGAGTTTTGGGCCACCGTTGACACCACTGCAACCGCAGCTGGCGCGGCAACCCTGAACGTGCAGTTGCAGACCAGCCCGGATAACTCCACCTGGACCACCATTTGCGACAGCGGCGCACTGGCGTTGGCGACTCTTACCGCAGGCAAGCGTCTGTTCTCGACGAAAGTTCCGGCTGGTGTTCAGCGTTACCTGCGCGTGAACTATTCGGTTGGCACTGGCCCGTTGACCGCTGGCGCATTCACTTCCGGCATTAACCTGGATGTGGATAACAACACGCCGTACTACCCAGTACGTTCCAAAGTAACTGGCTAAGGTGATGGCGATGGAAAAAGCAAAATACCGCGTCCTGCGCTTATCCCATATTCATAACAACCTCTGGCCTGAAGGTTCAGAAGTTGAATATGACGGCGAGCCGGGTAGCGCGCTGGAGCCTCTTAACGAGGCAGCAGTTAAGGCAAAGACGGCGGCATTGAAAAAGCGCGGACAGGAATACGTTTCGCATGAATCGGATAACAAATCCGACGATGACGGCGAGCCGGGTAGCGGCACTGGAGCAGGTGAAGGCGACGATGATTTGGATAAACTCCGCGAAGAGTACGAAGTGCTCTTCAACGATAAACCTCATCACAACACCAGCGCCAAAACTCTCCGCGAGAAGATCGCCGAGAAGCACGCAGCACTGGGCGTTTAAGCCTCGCTAATCAAACAAGGGGCTTCGGCCCCTTTATTGCAGGAGAGCGTTATGGAACTGGTAAACCTCAAAACCGGCACTGACAGCTATCAGGATGAAGACGGGAAAACACAGACTCGCGATGATTATCCATGGGGCCTGTGCATTGAACTGAATAACGACACTCTGACCAAGCTGAAAGCCACACCGCAATCAGCGGGAACGGAAGTTATGATCACCGCTAAAGCCATCATTCGTTCAACTTCTACACGTGAGAGTGAAGAAGGTATGCAGCATAGCGCCAGCCTTCAGATCACTGATATGGCAATTGCACCAGCATCAGGTGAAGCGCCTAAATCAGCAGCTGACACTCTGTATGGTTCTGAGGGGTAAGTCATGGCCTCTGTTATCGAAATCTGCAACCGAGCGCTGAGCAATATCGGGAATAACCGCAGCATCAACAGCCTGGTCGAAGCCAGCAAAGAAGCCGATCAGTGCTCGCTGCATTACGAATCATGCCGTGATGCTGTTCTGTCAGACGCTGAATGGAACTTTGCCACCAAACGAGTGGCCCTTGCCGATACGAACAACCCGCCTTCTGACTGGGCCTATGCATACCAGTACCCTACGGACTGCATGCGCATCATTGAAATCCCTGTGCCTGGCATTCGAAACCCACCGGCAGCTATGCGTATTGAGTTCGTTACCGGGGCAAATGACGACGGCACCGGAAAGCTGATTTATACCGATCAGCCGCAGGCGTGGCTGAAATATGTTTCACGTATCACTGACGTGAATATGTTTGATGCCATTTTTCAGGAGGCGCTAGCCTGGCGTCTGGCGGCAGCAATCAACATGGTGCTGACCGGAAGCGCAGATCTCGGCAACAACGCGCTAAAGATGTATCAGATGACGATCCTCAGCGCTGGGTCACACAGCATGAATGAAAGCCAGGAACCGCAGATGCCAGTTGACGAGTTTACCAGGGCGAGGATGTCATAATGGCTGTGAGCTGGATACAACCGAGCTTTGCTGGTGGTGAAATTGGCCCGTCGCTGTACGGGCGTATCGACATGGCTAAATACCAGGTTGCGCTGCGTAAATGCGACAACTTCATCGTTCGTCAATATGGCGGCGTTGAGAACCGTCCTGGCACACAGTTCATCGGCGCTGCAAAATATCCAACAAGAAAATGCCGTCTGATCCCGTTCCAGTTCTCGACCATCCAGACCTATGCGCTGGAGTTCGGCCACAACTACATGCGCGTTATCAAAGACGGCGCATACGTGCTCAACAGCAGCAACGTCATTTATGAATTGGCGATGCCGTACACCGAAGCAGATCTGTTCCGTATCAAATTCACACAAAGCGCCGATGTGCTGACTCTGGTGCATCCGTCGTACCCGCCGAAAGAGCTTCGCAGATTTGCCCATGATAGTTGGCAGATAGTCGATGTGGTGACTAGCAACGGCCCATTCGAAGATATCAACGTTGATGAGTCGATCACCGTCTATTCCAGCGGCACAACCGGCACTGTTGCCCTCGTATCAAACTCAGCAATTTTCGGCAGTGAACTAGTGGGCACGCTTTTTTATCTTGAGCAGCCTGCTGTTGACTCCGTTCCTGTATGGGAGACCAGCAAGACAACAGTTATTGATGATATCCGCCGCGCTGACAGCAATTACTACCGGGCAAACACTGCCGGGAAAACTGGCACTCTGCGACCGTCTCACACTGAGGGGATGTCGTGGGATGGCTGGGGCGGAACTGGTGACGATGATACTGGAATCCAGTGGGAATACCTGCACTCTGGATTTGGCATTGTCCGCATTACTGCCGTAGCAGGAAATAACAAAAGCGCGACCGCAACCGTGGTATCACGCGTTCCTGAGAACGTGGTGGGCACTGATAAGGCCAGCTACAAGTGGGCACCATATGCCTGGAATAGCGTAAACGGCTATCCCGGCACCGTGGTGTATTACCAGCAGCGTCTTTACTTCGCCGCGTCTACCGCGTTCCCGCAAACTATCTGGGCCAGCCGTACAGGCGATTACAAAGACTTCGGCAAGAACAACCCGACGCAGGACGATGACCGGATTATCTACACCTACGCCGGGCGGCAGGTGAATGAGATCCGTCACCTGATTGATGTGGGATCACTGGTGGTGCTGACATCCGGTGGTGAATATGTGGTGTCCGGTGACCAGAATAAGGTGCTGACACCAAGCGCATTCTCTTTCAGCTCTCAGGGCTCAAACGGATGTAGCAATGTGCCGCCAATTGCCGTGGCAAACATCGCGTTGTTCATTCAGGAAAAAGGCAGCGTGGTGCGGGATCTGGCCTATTCGTTCGACGTTGACGGGTATCAGGGTTCAGACCTTACCATTCTGGCAAACCATCTGTTTCAGAAGCACAGCCTGGTCGATTGGTCATTTTGTATTGTGCCGTACTCCAGCGCTTTCTGCATTCGTGACGATGGCAAACTACTGGTGCTGACCTATCTTCGTGATCAGCAGGTCTTCGCCTGGGCTCCGCAGTCCAGCGCCGGATTCTATGAAAGCACTTGTTGCATCAGCGAAGGCGACGAAGATGCCGTGTATTTCAGCGTGAAGCGTGTCATTAACGGTCAGACAGTCCGTTACATCGAACGCCTTTCGAGCCGTCAGTTCACCAACGATCTGGATGCCTTCTTTGTAGACTGTGGACTGAGCTATGATGGCCGCAACACTGGAACAACAACGGCAACTATCAGCGGCGGTAGCGGAGACTGGATCTATCAAACTGATTACACGCTGACTATGAGCGCCAGCTACTTCAATGCCGGTGATGTCGGTTCTCAAATACAGATGCCATACATCGGAACAGATCCGGTTTCAGGCGAGCCGGTTGATATGGAGCTGCGTTGTGACATCGTTGCTTATACCAGCGGAACTGTCGTCACCGTTCGCGCTAACCGCAACATTCCTCCGGTACTGCGAAACACCGCAACCACCAACTGGCGCATGGCGCGTATGACGTTTGCCGGGCTTAATCACCTTGAAGGCCAAACAGTAAACATTCTGTCTGATGCCAGCGTCGAGCCTCAGAAAATTGTCACTGCCGGCAAGGTAACGCTGGAATCTCCCGGCGGCGTGGTGCATATCGGCCTGCCGATTAATGCTCAGTTTGAAACGCTGGACATCAATATTAACGGGCAGGAAACGCTGCTCGATAAAAAACAGATAATCCCTACCGTTACGCTGGTGGTGAATGCCAGCCGCGGCATCTTTGCATCAACACCTGGCGGAAAGTGGTACGAGTACCCACAGCGCGAGTTTGAGTTTTACGACGATCCAGTTGACGACGCCACTGGCAAAGTAGAAGTGAAACTGGACAGCGACTGGGATAAGAACGGGCGCATTAAAGTGCAGCAAACTGACCCGCTACCGCTGTCTGTGCTGGCGGTTATCCCTCGCATTACCGTGGGAGGATTCTGATGATTGACGTCCAGTTACTCCAGGCAACGGAAGAGCACTTGCAGATGATACTGCCTAATGTTCGTCAGGCCGATATCGATGAACTCTATGCCGTTTCACTGATGACCACTGAGCAGGCTATTCGCGTTGGCCTGCGTACTTCAACAATGGCCTGGTCAGGTTTCGCTAATGGTGAGCTTGTCACGATGTTTGGTGTGTCGCCTGCATCGATGATCGGCGGCAATGGCGTGCCGTGGCTTGTCAGCACTCCACTGGTTGAGAAATATCAGAAGACGTTCCTGCGCGGTAGCCGTCACGCATTGCAGGCAATGCTCTCAATCTACCCACATCTCGAAAACTACGTTGACGAGCGCAACCACGTGGCGAAGTCCTGGCTGCACTGGCTTGGCTTCAAACTCGAAGACCCGGCACCGTATGGTGCCCTCGGCATGAGCTTCCACCGTTTCCACATGGAGAGAAAATAATGTGTAGCCCAGCGATTGCACTGGTGGCGGTGACCGTAGCGTCAACGGCTATGAGTGCCTACAGTCAGCATCAGTCCTCTAAATACCAGCAAGCAGTTGCAGATCAGAACTCTGACATTGCAGAGAATCAGGCGCAGGACTCAATCAACCGTGGCAACGCAGAAGCCGAACAGCGCCGCCGCGAAATGCGCCAGCGCCAGGGTACCCAGGCGGCCACCATGGGTGCAACCGGTGCAGACCTTTCTTCAGGATCAGCACTGGATATGTTCGGTGACACCGCGCAATTCGGCACCCTCGATGCGTTGACCACTGTGAATAACGCACAGCGCGAGGCCTACGGCTATCAGGTGAGTTCCATGAACTCACAGGCCCAGGGAAACATGGCAGCTTATCAGGGTAAATCAGCAGTAACGCAGACACTGTTGACCGCTCCGGCTAAGGCCTACGGCGCGTATCAGATGGGCGGTGGTTCCTGGAGTCCGTTCACGCAGAGCCAGGCCGCCCCGATCAGCTCATCCATCGGCACACCAACCGGTCGATAAGGAGGATTTATGCCAGTAGTTCCAACTACAACTGGTCGTCAGGTTGAGAGCCGCGGTGTATCAACTGGCGGTTTCAATGTGCAGGCATCCCCGGATGTGTTCGGCGGTGGCCTGGCGAATGTTGCCGATCAGTATGTGAACATTCTCGGTCAGGCCAAGCTGCGCGCCGACGTTGCCATGTCTCAGGATGCATCGCTGCAACTGAGCCAGACAGCCAGTGATCTGATGACAAACCCGGATACGGGTCTGCTTAATCTTCAGGGAAAAAATGCTCTTGGCAAAGGCCAGGAGTACACCCAGCAATTCGACATGAAAGCGCAGGAACTGGCACTAACGCTGCCGGAGTCTGCACGGGCTGGATTCCTCCAGCAAGCTCAGAATCAGCGCATACAGTTCACTGCACAGGCCGGGCGGCATGAAGTCGGGCAACTCAATGCCTACGAAGAAGGCCAGTTCCAGGCCACTTTGCTGAATAACGGGAAAACTGCCGCATCGATGTACGGCAATAATGCCGCGTACGTTAATGCTAACTCGCAGACATTCCAGCAGATTGATGATTACTGTGCGGCGCATGGCTGGAGTGCTGAGCAAATCACCGCCAAAAAAAATGAGTTCAAAGAGAAGGTGGCCGATAACGCGCTGTCGCAATGGTCAGCTAATAACTCCATGGAATTCATCGAGAAGAATGGGGAGCTTAGTGACACGGTTGTTGGTTCACGCCGGGCCGTTGCCAGCACTCCAGATGTTTCCGGCGCGGAAGGTGCGCGCGGCATCCGAAATAACAACCCCGGTAATCTCGAATACAGCAAGTCTAATCCGTGGGTAGGCCAGAATGGTGATGACGGCCGCTTTGCCAAATTCGAAACGCCAGAGCATGGCATTCGTGCGCTGGGTCGCAATCTACTTTCATACCAGCGTCAGGGCATTGATACGGTAAACGACATCATTAACCGCTGGGCACCGCCTGGTGACAACAACGATACGTCTGCTTATGTCAAAGCCGTCTGTGCTCAACTTGGTGTTCATCCCGATCAGCAGATTGACGCATCAAACCCTGACACACTGAGTGCGCTGTGCTCGGCAATCATCAAGCATGAGAACGGGGATCAGCCGTACACCAAAGAGCAGATCGGCAGCGGAGTTAGCGCTGCGCTCGGCCTGTCAGAGTTGCCGACGGTCGGGAAGCGTTACACCGGGAATGCGGCGTTTGACGCTGCCTCACCAGAAGCTCAGGCAACGTTTATGCGCCAGGCTGACCAGATGCGTAAGCAGCAGCAAGCGCAGTACAAAACCACTATTGATGGTCAGGTACGCGATGCCACCGCCGCATACATGCGCGGCGTTGAGTTCCCCAACCCACCTGATGAAGCGGCATTCATGGCGGCTTATGGTGTACGTGAAGGAAATCTCCGTTATACCGAATTCAAGAATACTCAGGTTGCCGGTCAGTACATTGGCTCATTCCGCAATATGCCGACTAGCAGCATCACTGCCTATGTGAATCAACTGCGACCTGACACTGGCGAAACTGGCGAGGGGTATGCGTCGCGCGCTCAGTTATTCGACTAGGTTAAAACGGCTGCTACAAAGGTTATCAGCGATCGCCAGAATAACCCGTTCAACGCGGCAGTCGATATTGGCGCGTATCACCCGCTCAGCACCAACAACCCGCAGGACATCACGAAAGAAGTTTCCAGCCGTTTCTCTGCGCAGGAAGGGCTTAAGCAACTCGGTATCACTGCGCCAATCCTTTCAAGCGAAGAGGCGGCTACACTGGCGCAGCAGGTTCGCGGCACGCAGAACGTTAATCAGACCATTAACCTGTTGCAGAGCATGGGGCAATCACTGCCACCGGCGGCAATGCGGCAGGTAGCCGGGGCTATTGCTCCGAACAATGCGGCGACGGCCTATTCCGCGCTGCTGCTTGGTACGCCTGACAACCAGTACGACAACAAGAACCCGGTTATTTCGTACGATCAGTTCATTGGCTACAAGCCGACTATGAACAAGTACGACGTTTCAAAAACTATTCTGGCCGGGGATCAGTTGCTGAATCCGACGAAGGCGATGAAGGACTCCGGCATTCAGCCCGTCCAACTGCCGAGCGATGACAAGCTCAAGCGCGCTTTCGATGATGAGGTCGGCAACTCGTTTTCCTATAACGCTCAGGCTCGCCAGATGAGCTATAGCCTGTTTAAGGCTGCGTATGCTGGTATTGCATATCAGTCAGGTGACAGCGGCCTGGCACGCACAGACGCGGCGAATTCAGATGTGGTTTCCAAAGCTGCGCAGATGGCAACTGGTGGTATTTATAAGGGATTCAATGGTGGCGATGTGGTAATGCCGTTTGGCATGGACAAAAGCACCTTCAAGGACCGCTATACCGTATCAGCGCAGCAGGCGCTTAAAGATGCCGGGCTGAACGAAAACGCCGCCAGCAACTTCACGCCGGTGAATATCGGTAACGGACAGTACAGGATGGTTAGCGGCAGTGGGCGCTGGGCAACCGATCCGAAAACAGGGCAGGCTATCGTGGTGAGGGTCGAATAATGGCAGATGTATTTTCGCTGGCACCAGAAGGCCAGGCATGGACTGATGACAAGACACAGGCCAACCCAGCCAGGCCAGAAGACTACGACCCGACATTCTTTCAGGGATCTGCGTCTGCATTGCCGCGCGGCATTGCGGAGGGCGCTACGGGGCTGGCGCAGTCGGCTGTGGGATTCAGTAAGCGGCTGATCAGCGATCCTGCTCTGGCTGATGCTGTAGCCCCGACGGTGAATATGTTCCGCGTGATGTTCCCTGATGCTGACAAGCAGCTCAATGAAAGCTACGACAGCCTGAGTGACTCGCTGAAGAGTGCGCGTGCATACGTCAAACCAGACCCGGCAAGCCAGGGAACTGCCGCCGAAGTGTTAAATGGTCTGGGCCAGTTCGTTCCTGCAATTGGTGCAACGATCGCTGGCGGCCCGGTTATTGGTGCGTCAACGGCATTCGGCTCTACTTATGAGCAGTCTTATCAGGATTTCAGAGCTAAGGGAGTGGATGAGTCCACGGCGCGTAATCTCGCAGCGCAGCAAAGTACCTTCAACGCTGCGGGTATGGCGCTTCCTGCCGCGCTTGGGAAAACACTGCTGACGCGTATCGCTTCAGGCGTGGGGATCAACGTCGGATTCGGCGGTATAAACCGTTTTTCCGTCGGAGAAACGCTGGAAGAAAAAGGCTATTCCGATATGGCGAAGCAGTACCGCGTATGGGATGGACAGGCTGTGATGATTGATGCGGTACTGGGCGGCGCGTTCGGTGGCGCTCACCATCTTTCTGCGCGCGGTGCTGATGGTGCCGACACGGTTGCCACTGATACAGCAAACCCTGTCGATGTGGAAGCGCCTATCCCGGCGGCTGAGGTGCAGAGCGCACCTGATGGAATTGTTGCACCTGATGCTGCTCCTGTCGATGCTACGCAGCAAGCAACTGTTGAGATCGGAACGCCTACAGATGCAGTGCAGCCACCAGCAACATTCGATTCCAGGATGGCAGAACTACAGGACAGCGCCGGGAAACTGATGTCACGCGGTGACAGGAAAGTGTGGCAATCAGATATTGCCAATGGTGAGCGAACTGTGGCGCGACTGGAGGCCGAGGAAAAGGCAATTCGTGATGCTCAGCCGACCGGCTCAGCGGGTGCCAACAAGCGCTACTACGAAGCCAATCGTGAGAAATTAATCGATATCAGCAATCAGCTGACTGTTGCGCGAGACCGTCTGCAAAACGCCAGAGACACCCTGGCTCCGCATGAGCCAGGCGGCCAGTTCTACGAGGCAAAAGCCGACTTATCACGTATGGAACAGGGGATCATTCCTGAGAGTATGCGCGGCCTGGTTCCGGAAACACCAATCAAACCCAGCGACATTGACGCGGCACACACGCTGAACGAGGGGTTGTATTACGACATCGAATCTGCACCAGTACTGCATGGTACAAACGAGAGTATTAACAGCCATGTGGCCGCCATGGATGAGGCAGCCCGTCAGTTGTCAGAAGGCCAGCCGGTTAACATCGTTATGCAGGCGCGTGGGCTGGATGGCCCGGCGCGTCCTGGCATGCTGGAGTCAGCCAACGATCAGTACCATGCAATGGAGCAGGTTTTCCAGGAGAATGGCGTTCACTATGAAACGCCGCGTGATGCCGTCATGGAGGCGCAGGCTCCACGCAGCGAAAGCGCATTTTCTCGTGTTGATGAAGATGCCGGACAGGTAAGCGTTGATCCGGACAGTGGACAGGCCATTTCTGACAACAACTATGAATTGATGGCAGCGCGCGACATGGCGACAGCTAATCCTGATCTGACCGTAACGCATCCTGACACCGGGCAGCAGATGAAGTTATCCGATGTTCTGGCTGACTTTGACGAGCAGATCCAGACTGCAAAAGCAAAATCGAAAGTTTACTCCGTTGCGGCGGCGTGCTTCCTGAGGAATCCATAATGAAACAGGCATGTGTAGAAGCCATTGCGCAGACGCTTGGGCGCAAGCCAAAGGCCGATGAGTTGAAAAATATTGAGGACCGCATCAAGGAAGCCGTCCGTCAGGTCAGCCGCAACAATGCACGAGAAGGCAAAACTGGTATCCCCGACGCTCAGACATATATGGATGCCGCCGAGTTGGTTCGCCAGCGCGTGGTGCATGACGTGTATAAGAAGCGCCAGCGCCTTGCGCAAAATGCGATTGCCATATCGAAAGTCACCGATACGCTGGATGCCGCCATCCCGCCAGAGCAGCAAACCCCAGCCAACCTCCAGCAACTTATTTTCTCCGGCCGTCGTACAACAGACAGAACTGATATTCCTGTTACCTCGGCGGAAGAACTCGCCACCGGCGCATATCAGGACTGGTCTCGCCAACTAAGCGCCGAACTACTGAAGGCCGGGCCAGAAGTGCAGAAGTTTTTCGAGCAGAGTAAGGCACTCGGCGAGCAACGCTTCCGCAGCCTGTTCGATCAGCGCGTGGCGAAGTCCGGGCAGTTGCAGATCCTCAAAGAGATTTACGGTGAAGACACGGGCAACCCACAGGCGAAGAAAATAGCTCAGGTCTGGGGTGATGTGACCAGCCGGGCTCGTCAGGAGATGAACGACGCCGGGTTTGATATCGGGCAGCGTGATAACTGGAATCTGCCGTATGTCGACGATGCTGACCTTATCCGTAATTCAGGCCGCGATGAATGGCTTGCCAGCCTTTCTGCAGCGGAGCAGGCCAAGGCTCGATTATCAGGACGGCAGCCGCCGATTGAGTTTGCTAAACAGGCCTGGGTCGACGACGTGTACAACACGCAAGACCGCTCGCAGTATGTGAATCTCGACGGCTCACCGATGAATGACATCGAGTACCGCCAGGCGCTGGAGGCCATTTACGAAACCAAGGCGACAGACGGTGCGAACAAGTTGGACCCCGGCGCATTCATGGGAACAGGTGGCATTAAAAATCGTGGTTCGCAGAGCAGGGTGATGGCGTTCAAGGATGCACAGTCGCACTTCGCGTACATGGAACGCTACACCGAACAGCCGGTTGTCGGCGTGATGATGTCACACCTTCAGTCATCGTCTCGAGACCTGGGCACTGTAAAGGCCTTTGGCCCAGACGCGGCGAATAACTTCAAGCTGATTAACGACAGGATTTATCAGCGTGCAGTCACCGGTGGTAAAGACGTCGGTAAGATGAACAGCGAGAAAACGATGGTTGAGCGCATGTTTAACTCAATGGCCGGTTTGAATGGCGTGCAGGAATCAAGCGTGTTCACGTCAGCCGTCGGCGGTCTGCGTAACCTGATGACCAGCGCCATGCTCGGTACCAGCGTTCTGACGGCGACCAGTGACCAGGCCATCATGCGTGCCAACGCTCAGGCTCTTGGCTTCTCGCGAGGCGGTATGCGTCTCTCTGCTAACACCATCAAAAACCTGTTCAGCGGTGACGCAAAGCGAGCTAATGCTGAGCTTGGCCTGCTGGTGGATTCTCATGCCGCAGTGGTATCGAAGATGGGCGGCTTTGACCTGTCACGTGGCATCACCGGCTGGTTTGCTGAGAAGACGCTGAAGTGGTCCGGTCTTATCGCAATGGACCGCGCCAACAAAGCTTCGTTCGGTCTGCTGATGTACAAGAACATCGGCGAACTGACACGCACTTTTAAAACGCTGGATGAGGTGAAGGGGTCAGACAAGACCATTCTTGCCAGCAAAGGCTGGAGCAATGAGGACTGGGCTATCATGGCGGCAGCAGAACTCAGGCCAATGACCACAGCAGGCCACATGGGAATGACACCGGACGCGATTTACGCCGTACCTGATGAAGCGATACACGCAATCATGGCTGATCGAATTGCGCAGGTTAGGGCCGGGAGTGAAACCGCTTTGGCGGCTCTTGGTGATATCCCACAGGAACGTCGAACCAGGATGAAACAGGCGTTCGATGCAGAGGCAGAACAGACTGTTGCTCGCATGGTTCGTAATGCCCGTGCTGAAGCGGCTCAAAAACTGCTGGGTGTCACACACGGAGAAATGACCAGTGCCATCACGACGGCGACCGGGCTGGATACATATGCCCGTGATGATGCCGGACAACTGGTGAAGAGCTTCATGCTATTCAAAACCACGTCGTTTGCCGGGTTCCGTCAGTTGGTTAACCGTACAATAGATCTTGACCGCGTGCCCGGTATCAAGTTCCTTGCGTCATACATTGCTGGAACAACGCTGGCAGGCATGTTTGCCAACCAGATGAACTCGTTGCTTACTGGTAATGACCCGCTTGATATGACGAAGCCTACGACGTGGATTCAGCCGCTGCTTAAAGGTGGTTCATTCGGCATCTACGGCGATTTCCTGTTCCAGGACCACACGCAGTACGGCTCCAGTATTGCGGCCACTCTGGGCGGCCCTGTACTGAGCTTCGCTGAACAGTTGACTAAACTCCTCATCACCAACCCACAGAAGGCGCTACAAGGTGAAGAGACGTCATTCGGCGCCGATGCGCTGAAGACGGCGCGCATGATCACCCCGTTCGCCAACCTCTGGTATGCTAAAGCGGTGACCAATCATCTGATCCTGCAACAGCTTCAGGAGATGGCAAACCCTGGCTACAACGATAGGGTGAGAGACCGGGCCCAGCGGGAGTTCAACACCACCAGTTGGTGGGAGCCTGGTGATACAGCGCCAAGACGTGCGCCGGATTTAGGTAAGGCGGTAGGGCAATGATGGATATTTTACTGAAGCTAGGTCTGATTATCTTCTGGTTTGCTGTGGTTGTTGCCTGCGGAACCGCATATTTGTGGGCGATAATCTTTGCTATTGATAAGGGCTTGCTAGGAGAAACATCGTCAAAAGCTGTCTACTTCCTAACGTTTGTGGTGCTGGCGGCGATCGTGTTCAAACTTCCTCTTCTGTGACATGTCACAAAGGCCGCTTCTGCGGCCTTCCATTCTTACTATCTAAGTTGCTGCTGTAGCTGCATGGCGCAGTAGTCCAGATGTGTCTGCAAATCTTTCATAGAAATTTGTGAGCTTGTGACGTAGTTAACAAGCGCGGTAAGTTCCGCCGTTGCCCCGCTAACGTCGTACCCGTCTTTTTGCAACTCTCTCAGCAAGTCCATCAGGTGCGATTCTTCAATCAGGGATCTTACGCCTCCCGGCGTGTGTATGCGTTCTGCGAATCCATCTTCCAGAGGGTGATGATACTGCCGTTGCATCTCGTGTTCTCCATGCGAGCACTGTATATATATACATATATCAGAAGTTTCGCAGCCTATCCAGCACGTTGTGCAAATTACCCAAAGGGTAATAAAACAACTGATTGTTATTCATTCGATTCATATAAGGATTTATGGGTAATAGAATGGAGATGTGTATGCGCGCCGGGCGCTGAACATCTGGAGAAAAGACATGACGGTCTCTACCGAAGTCGACCACAATGAATATAACGGGAACGGAGTCACGACTTCATTCCCATACACCTTCCGAATCTTCCAGAAAGCCGACCTGGTTGTACAGGTTGTGGATCTTGACGAGAACCTAACCACGCTGATTCTTGACACTGATTACACAGTGCAAGGTGCCGGGTCATATTCCGGCGGCAATGTAGTTCTGGCTACGCCACTCACTACTGCCTGGCAGATTTCGATCTCTCGCGACCTGCCGGTTACCCAGGAGATTGATCTCCGTAATCAGGGGAAGTTTTTCGCCGAGGTTCACGAGGATGCTTTCGATAAGTTGACAATGCTGATACAGCAATGCTTCGGTTTCCTTCGGCTAGCCCTTCGTAAGCCTTCCTTTATCTCAAATTATTATGATGCACTAATAATTACATCCGTAATTTAAAAGACCCATCTCAGCCGCAGGATGCAGCCACAAAGAACTATGTTGACTCTACTGCCAGCACTAACTTAGGTCGTACATTACGGGTTCCTGAGCAAATTAATCAGTTACCGTCTTCTGCTGAACGAGCTAATAAAATACCAGCTTTTGATGATCAAGGTATGGAGTGACCACATTCCGGTAGACAGTTTCTGTCCTCACGGTGAGGCCTTTTCGAAGGCCTCCGGGCTGACGCCACCCAGATGACTGTGGCGTCGGGTCCGGTTGTAGAACACTTCAATGTAATCGAAGATATCCGCCCGGGCCATGTCCCGGGTTTTATATATCCGCTTTCTGATGCGCTCTTTTTTCAGTGAACTGAAGAACGATTCTGCCACCGCATTATCCCAGCAGTTGCCACGACGGCTCATGCTCGGCGCCAGATTGTTGGCCCTGCAGAACCGCTGCCAGTCATCACTGCCATACTGACTGCCCTGATCGCTGTGCACTATGACGTTTTCTGCAGGCTTACGCCGCCAGACTGCCATCAGCAGCGCATCCAGTGCCAGCTCGCGCGACAGCGTTGGTTTCATCGACCAGCCCACCACATTACGGGCAAAAAGATCGATAACCACCGCCAGATACAGCCAACCCTGCCAGGTGCGGATGTAGGTAATATCAGTTACCCACACCTGGTTGGGTTTTACCACCGTAAATTCCCGCTGTACGCGATTAGGAGCTATCAGTGACGGCCTTCCCCTGACGCCACGCGGGACCTTATAGCCATGTACGGCCTGTATCCTGTTCCGCTTCATGATTCTGGCAACTCGGTTTCTGCTGCATACTTCACCGATTTCACGAAGATCGCCGTGAACCCTGCGATAACCGTAGACTCCGCCGCTCAGTGCATAAGCATCGCGGATGAGCTCCAGCAACCGCTGATTATCCTTTTCTCCGGCAGAAACAGGGCGATGAAGCCAGACGTAAAATCCCGCACGGGCGACCTTCAGAACCCGACACATTGTTACGATCGACCAGATTTCACGGTGATCGTTGATGAAGCGGTACTTCAGTCGGGCTCCCTTGCAAAGTACCGCGCTGCCTTTTTCAGAATATCCCGTTCTTCCTCAGTACGTTTAAGCTGCGCTTTAAGCCTGAGAATCTCCGTCCGCGCATCCAGTAAATCCTGCGCCTGATGCTCGCTGTTATCCGGTCTGACTGACCGGACCCACTTATAAAGGCTGTGAGCCGATACGCCGAGGCGTTCAGAAACATCGGCAACGGAATAGCCCCGTTCAGTAACCTGACGGACAGCTTCCTCCTTAAACTCTGGGGTAAATCGTGGTGTGCCCAT